GTGGTGCTTTTTAGGCCGATCAGCCCCGGGCGCAGGGTGCAATACTCCCGATTTGCCGGGCACGGTCCTCATCCGTCCTCATCCCACAGCGGAGGTGTTACCATTTATGAGCGACTCCCAAAACCAGATCACGCCATCCCCCTCTCAGCGCGGCGCGGCATTTGTCTGCCCATGCTGCGGTCAGGGAACGATTGATCCACGTCTGCCGGCCATCGTGGCCTTCGTCCAGGAAGCAGCCCACGAGCCACTCACCATTACCAGCGCCTGCCGCTGCCCCGCACATAACGCGGCAGTCGGAGGCTCCCCTACATCGTCACATCTCAAAGGCCTCGCCGTTGATATCGCTTGTAATTCCGACGCTCTGCGCTACACGCTCATCAATCGCGCGATGCACCTCCAGGTCTCCCGGTTCGGGATCGGCAAAAACTTTATCCACCTGGACATCGACCGTGCGAAAAACGCTCGCAGGATATGGGTCTATTAGGGAGGCATGCATTATGGATATCACAGGCATCGGATCAATCGCCGATCTCGCGCGGGACCTAGTCAAGCGGCTCTGGCCGGCAAGTATGGATGAGGGCGAAAGGGCAAAGACCCAGATCGAACTCCAGCAGGTACTGGAAACCAGGGAGCGGCAGATCGCGGAGGCTCAGCGAGACATCATCGTTGCGGAGCTGCAGCAGGGCGACAGCTACACCAAGCGAGCACGGCCGACCATTGTGTATGCCGGGCTTGTCGCGATTTTTCTGGTGCATGTGATCGCTCCCATACTCTCTGCGCTCCTCTCAAATGCAGTGCCTTCAATCACCCTGCCTGAGGAGTTCTGGTACACCTGGGGCGGGATATGTGGGGTCTGGATGGTAGGCAGGAGCGCAGAGCGGATCGGGCTTAAATCGCGGATCGTAGATATCGTAACGGGTAATAAGCGATGAGCCCGGAGCAGATCAGCCTTCTCACCGGGGTAATATCCATCATCGAAAAGTTCTGGGGCTGGCCCTTCGGGCTCCTGTTCGTGGCGATCCTGATCGGACCGTGGATACTGTCGTTATCACTCAATCAGATGGAGAGGCGGCGTTTCGACACGATGGTGCAGATGTACGAGCACAATGTGGAGTTGGTAAAGGGTTACGAAAGGATTTCCACGGATCAGCAAGACATGCTGATCCTCAACACGCAGGAATGGAGCAAGACGCGGGAGGCGGTCGAAAAAAACCAGTTTTGCCCGATGGTACGATTGGAGAAAATAATACGTCCGCCGGCTGCGGGATAGGAGACACATGAACGAGGCACTGAAACGGGAGCTGGGGTAGATGGCCCAAATCAGACGCAAACGCGGCCGCATCCGGAATGAACTCGCCCCTGAGATCAGGGAGCAGGTGGACCGCCTTCTGATTGAGGGCGCGACATACGAGAAGGTGCGGGAATTTCTCGCCCGTCGCGGGATAGAAATAGGTCGCTCCTCCATCGGCCGCTACGGCAAGGATTTTTTGAATGCCTACGGCCGTTTGCGAGTCGTCGAAGACAAATCCCGGGCGCTTGTCTCCGAGACCGGAGACGGCCTTGTCCTGGAGGAGGCAGCCTCTAAAATTTTCGCCCAGATGGTCATCGAGGCCCAGCTCTCAGGGGACCTCGATATCAAGGCCCTCCCCCGAATCATAAGCGATTTTGCTAAACTGCAAGCGTCCTCCATCATGCGTGAGCGGATCAAGCTCATCTTCAAGGAGCGTGCAAAATCGGTTGCAGGGGAAGTGGCCAAGGTCGCGCGCACGGGCGGCCTCGCCGAGGAAAAAGCAGCCCTCATCAAGAAAAAGATTTTGGGGATCGTATGACCGGATCAAACGTTTCGGCAGACTTTGCGCAGGCCCGCGAGGCAGGGATACTCCTTGCCTATCAAAGCAGGTGGGCGGCGGATCAGGCAAACGTCAAGGTCATGGAAAAATCCCGCCGGGTGGGCATCTCCTGGGCCGAGGCCGCGGATGATACCCTCTACGCATCGGAGAAGGGAACTGGAGAAAAGCGGAACGTCTGGTATGTAGGCTACAACAAGGATATGGCGCTGGAGTTCGTCTCCGACTGCTCCAAGTGGGCCAAAGCCTATAACCTCGCCGCCTCCGAGATGGAGACCTACGAGGAAACCGACACCGAAAAGATCGGAGACGTAGTCCAGGGGAAGAAGATACTCGCCTTCCGCGTCGCCCTCGAATCCGGTTGGAGAATCACGGCCTTGTCAAGCCGTCCCTCAAACCTCAGAGGCAAGCAGGGCCGCGTCGTGATAGATGAGGCAGCCTTCCATGATGATCTCGATGGACTCCTCAAGGCAGCGCTGGCCCTCCTCATCTGGGGCGGTCAGGTCCGGGTTATCTCGACCCACAACGGAGATGCCAATCCATTCAACAGCCTAGTGCAGGACATCCGCGCCCGCAAAAAGCCTTACAGCCTCCATCGTGTTGATTTTGACGACGCCCTCAAGGGCGGTCTCTACAAACGGATCTGCGAGGTGTTGGGCCGCGCTTGGTCGCAGGAGGCAGAGGATTCGTGGCGGCAAGAGGTCATAGACCAATACGGAGACGATGCGTTCGAGGAACTCTTCTGCATCCCGAGCCAGGGAAACGGAACGTTTTTGACCCGTGCCCTGATAGAAACCTGCCTATCACCTGACATCCCGGTGATCCGTTACACCCAGCCTGCGTCATTTGCCGAACTATCTGACATCGTTCGCACATCGGAGGTGGAGGCCTGGGCCGAGGACACCCTGCTCCCGCGGCTTATGGCCCTAAATCCAAAAGCCAACTCGGTTGTCGGCGAAGACTTCGGGAGAAGCGGAGACCTATCGGTCTTTATCCCTCTCCTGGAAGAGCAGAACGCAAACTGGCGGGCCCCCTTCCACCTGGAGCTCCGGAACATCCCCTTCCAGCAGCAGGAGCAGCTCTTTTATTTCATTTGCGACAGGCTCCCCAACTTCCGCTATGGGGCTCTCGACGCCCGGGGAAACGGCCAGTATCTAGCGGAGCGCGCCATGCAGAAATACGGCGCCGGCCGCATAGCCCAGGTCATGCTGACGGAGCCCTGGTACAGGGACAATATGCCCCGGTACCGGGCAGCCTTCGACGATAAAACGATTCTCCTTGCTAGAGACGCCGACGTCATTGAGGACCACCGCGCAATCAAATTCACCAAGGGCGTTGCAAAACTGCCTGAGACCAAGGCCAGGGGCCAGGACAAAAAACAGCGCCACGGCGACTCCGCCATCGCGGGAGCTATGGCCTGGTTCGCCGTCCATGCCGAGTGGGGAGGGCCGGCCGAATATCAATCCGCAGCCAAACGCATTATCGCCCCTGACGGGGCGGACGAGCATGAGAGCCGGGCTGGCGCCTGGCGCAGGGGGGCATACTGATGGCAATCCTCTATGATCAGTTCGGACGAGAGATGCAGACGAAAAGCCGACCCGAGGCCAGGACGGTCACAGTCGCGTCCGTGCGGGACCGCTGGAGCCAGTATCCGTCCCAGGGGCTTACGCCGGCAAAACTTGCAGGCATATTCAAGGAGGCGGATCAGGGCGACGTTTCCCGCCAGGCGGAACTATTTGAAGAAATGGAGGAAAAAGACACCCATCTTTATAGCACCCTCCAGACCCGCAAAAACGCCGTCCTCGGTCTTGACTATGACCTCATCCCCTGGTCCGAGTCTGCTGAAGATAAAAAAATCAGGGACTTTTGCTCTGACTGCCTATTTAACCTGGCTACCTTGGAGGAATCGCTCCTCGATCTCCTGGACGCCCTGGGCAAGGGTTACGCGCTTTCCGAGATCACCTGGGGGTTTGACGGCGGCAAGGCGGTAATAGAGCGCTTCAACTGGATCCACGCAAAAAAAGCCGTGTTCTATGAACTGGGAGTGGGTATGTGGGCGAAAAGCCCGGAGGTCCCCCGAGTCATGACCGAGGCCGAGCCCATCCGGGGCGAGGCCATGCTGCCCTTCAAACTCGTCTATCACCGCTACAAGGCCCGCTCGGGATATGACACCAGGGCCGGGCTCTTGCGGGTGTGCGCCTGGATGTATCTCTTCAAAAACTACGGGATAAAGGACTGGGTCTCATTTGCGGAGGTATTTGGCATGCCGCTCCGCCTGGGAAAATACGAGGCAGGCGCCGATCAGGCAACCAAGGACGCCCTTCTCGCGGCCGTGCAGTCCCTGGGCTCGGATGCCGCAGGGATCATCAGCAAATCAACCGAGATAGAGTTCATAGAATCGGCCAAAAATGCCGCCGCCAACAATATCCATGAAACACTCGCCCTCTTCTGTGACCGTCAGATGAGCAAAGCCATCCTCGGCCAGACCGCCACAACCGAGGGCACTCCCGGGAAATTAGGCAACGAAGAGGCGCAAAATGAGGTGCGCCACGACCTCCTCAAGTCGGACGCCGAGGCCCTTGCAGGGACTATCCGACACCAGATAATCCGTCCTCTTGTTGGATACAACTTCGGATGGGACAAGCCTCTCCCCTGGTTTAAGTTTTTCCACGAGGAGCCTGAGGATTTGAAGACCCTGATGGAGGTTTATAAGGGCGCGGTATCAATAGGTTTCAGACCCTCGGTGGAACATATAAGCGAGAGGTTCAAAATACCCCTGCCAAAGAAGGGAGAAACACCGGTTAGCCCGGTCGAAGACCCTCAGGGAGGGCCCCCGCCTCAGGCGAGGCAGGTTGAAAGCAGGCTCATCGCCGCAGTCAATCGGCCCCCCGCATTCACCCCTGAACAGGAGGCGATAGAAGGACTTATACGGAGATCCGCGCTTTCGGCGGCCTCTGTCTTCACAGTGAACGAGGCCTTGATAGCCGAGGCCGTCCGTGCCTCGTCAAGCTATGAGGAGGCCATGCAGCGGATACTTGAGTGCTATCCAGGTCTTAAGATGGACGATGTCTCGGCCTCCCTCGAAGCCGCGATACTCAATGCCAACATCTTCGGCAAATGGGCCGTAAGGGAGGAGACCTCATGATAGAGCTTTCCCCTCTTTCCATGCAAGCGGCCCAGGAGTTCTGGGCCTCGAAGGTTAAACTCTCTCCGGGGGAGTTCAGGAGGCTTTCGCAGGAGGCAAGGGTGAAGGCCTTTGCGATTTCGGGCGCAGCAAAGGGCCAGGAGCTTTCAACCGTGTTCGACGCACTAGGGGCGGCCATTGACCGGGGGACAACCTTCGCGGATTTCAGAAAGGGGTGCGCCGCGATTTTCGAAAGGCGCGGCTGGGGCAGGTGGAGGAGCGAGACGATATTCCGGACAAACATCCAGACCGCCTACAGCGTAGGCCGCTACAGGGAGATGATGGAAACGGTCCGGACAAGGCCCTATTGGCAGTACAGCGCGGTCAACGACTCAAGGACTAGGCCCGCCCACGCGGCGCTGAACGGCAAGGTATTCCGGGCGGATCATCCCTTCTGGGATACCTGGTATCCACCCAACGGCTTCAACTGCCGCTGCGGGGTGGTGAGCCTCTCAGCCGGCGAGGTCAGGCGGCGCGGACTTACCGTTGAAACGCACGACCCCACGGGGG